CAACTGCTCGCGGCTGGACTTCTACAAGAAGTAGAAGAAGGGTATGCCCCTGTTGACGCATCGGTCGATTACATCGGCGTCATCTACAAGCCTACTGGGAAGATGATTGAAACCGATGAAGGTGAACAGCCTGAGATGGCTTCGTTACCGGGGTGGCACGTTAACGTCAGGCTGAGTGCTGATAAGACTTGCCCTAATGGGCTAAAAGGTTTTATTGTGGCACCTTCTGCTCCTGTTAGGGTGTGGGCGTAATGGCGAAGACACCGGCATGGCAACGCAAAGAAGGCAAGAATCCCGCTGGTGGTTTGAATGCCAAAGGGCGCGCCAGCTACAACAAAGCCAATCCGGGGAAGCCGGGGCTCAAAGCCCCGCAACCGGAAGGTGGGTCAAGAAAGAAGTCATTCTGTGCCCGGATGACGGGCATGAAGAAGAAGCTAACTTCAGCGAAGACCGCGAATGACCCAAACAGCCGGATTAACAAATCACTCAGGGCGTGGGAGTGTTGAGATGAACGCACAAGAAATCAAAACCGCTGCTGATGGCGCTGCCGTTGTTGTGGGCGTTGCTGGTTTTATGCAATGGTTTCCGCCTATTGTTGGTTTGATTGGCGGGGTGTTAACCGTAGTATGGTTTGCAATCCGAATCTGGGAAACCGACACAGTAAAAGGTTTTACTGGGAGGGCCAATGCCAAGCAAAACCAAAGCTCAACACAACCTGATGGCGATGGTCGCCAATGACCCCGCAGCTTCTAAACGCCTTGGCATCCCGCAAAAGGTTGGCAAGGAATTCATGCAGGCCGACAAAGGCCGTAAATTCAACCAAGGTGGCGAAATGAAAGAATCGAAAGCTATGATGGGTAAAGAAGTGGCCTTCATGAAAAAGAAAGGCGCTCCCAAGTCTATGATCAAGCATGAGATGGCTGAGATGGGCATGAAGAAAGGCGGTTACGCTTCTGGCGGTATGCCAATGGTTATGAAAGACGGGAAAAAAGTTCCCGCTTTTGCAGCCGACGGTCAAGGAAAAATGAAGGCTGGCGGCATGGCCAAGAAGATGATGGGCGGCGGCATGGCCTACAAATCCGGCGGTCTTGCACCGGGGCACAAAGCTGCTGACGGTATTGCCAAGAAAGGCAAGACCAAAGCTATGCAGGTCCGCATGATGGGCGGCGGGAAGTGCTGACATGGCAACGTATCGCAAACCTACCGAAAAAGAGCGGGCTAAGTTAGAACAGTCCCGTGAGATGATGAAGAAAGGTATTGCTGGTGAGCAAGACTTTCTTTCCCGCCTGATGCCGACGATGGCTAAGTCTGCCCGGGATGATATCCGTGCAGCCAAGGCTATGCGTGAGTCTGTGCCTGAAGCCGCCCGAGAGTACGAGGCTTATCAAGAAGCCGGATACGCCAAAGGCGGTTCTGTAGGCTCTGCATCTAAGCGGGCAGACGGTTGTGCTCAGCGGGGCAAAACCAAAGGCCGGATGATCTAGGAGATTATCTTGATCAGTTCACGCGGCATGGGCGCAATTATGCCCAGTAAGATGCCTAAGCCTAAGCGCAAGCAACGGCGGGATGACACTGCTTTCTACGAGTATGCAGAAGGTGGAAAGGTCAGCCGCGTGAACGAAGCTGGCAACTACACCAAGCCCGGGATGCGCAAAGCCTTGTTCAACAAGATCAAGGCGCAAGCGGTTCAGGGTACAGGTGCAGGAGAATGGTCGGGCCGTAAGGCCCAGCTATTAGCCAAGCAATACAAGGCTAAGGGCGGGGGTTATAAAGATTGAAAGCTCCGCAGAAATCGCTCAAGGACTGGGGTAGCCAGAAATGGACCACACGGTCCGGTAAGCCGTCATCTAAGACGGGTGAGCGATATCTCCCAGAGGCAGCTATTAAGTCTCTTAGCCCGCAAGAATACGCAGCTACCACAAAGGCTAAACGAGCCGGGAAAGCCAAAGGTAAGCAGTTTGTAGCTCAGCCTAAAAAGATAGCTGAAAAGACAGCGAGATTTAGATGACCACCTCCGGCACAACACTTTTTGACTTAGATTTCACGGAAATTGCCGAGGAATCGTGGGAACGTGCTGGCCGGGAAATGCGGTCAGGTTATGACTTGCGTACAGCCCGCAGGTCTATGAACCTGATGACGATAGAGTGGCAGAACCGTGGTATCAACATGTGGACCTTCAACCAAGGTGCCATTACGTTGACTGCCGGTCTTAATACGTACGCTCTTCCTTTAGATACGATTGACCTGTTAGAGCAGGTTATCCGGACGGGGGCTAACTCCTCCTCCACGCAGGCAGACTTAAACATCACTCGTATCAGCGTATCTACATACGCTACGATCCCTAATAAGTTACAACAGGCCAGACCTATTCAGGTTTGGATTCAGAGACTCTCAGGATCTGTAAGCCCCACCGGGGCTACGTTGTCGGGATCTATTAACTCTTCCACGACGACGATTACGTTAAGTTCTACTGCCGGTCTGCCGTATGCTGGATTTATCCGGATTGACAGCGAAGATATCGCTTACGGATACCTAGACGGGAATACGCTAGGCAACGTATTTAGAGCGCAGAACGGAACAACTGCCGCGTCTCACTCTGGTGGGGCGGCTGTGTATAACCCGAATCTGCCTGCTATCACTGTCTGGCCCACGCCGGATAACACGCAGACGTACCAATTCGTGTATTGGTACTTAAGACGTGTACAGGACGCCGGAGCAGGTGTGCAGACGGCAGATATGAACTTTAGGTTCTTACCTTGCTTAGTAGCAGGTCTTGCATATCACATTGCAATGAAAGTGCCTGAGCTTATGAACCGTGTACCTATGTTGAAAGAGGTATACGACGAACAGTTTAATATCGCAGCCGGAGAAGACCGTGAAAAAGCGGCCGTGAGGTTCGTTCCGAGGCAGATGTTTATCGGCGGGGCTAGCTCGTAATCATGGGTAATCAATTTGCTAGCGGCAAAAAAGCGATTGCGATGTGTGATCGCTGCGGCCAGCAATTTAAGCTGCAAACCCTGCGCGAAGAGATAGTCAAGACTAAACGTTATAACCTGCTGGTTTGTACTGAATGCTATGATCCAGATCATCCCCAGTTGCAATTAGGGATGTATCCTGTAGATGACCCGCAGGCGTTGCGTAATCCCAGAAGGGATACGACGTATGTAACGTCGGGGACGAATGAAGACGGGTTTCCTTCCGGTGGATCTAGGGATATACAGTGGGGATGGAACCCGGTTGGCGGGGCAAGTTCTAGTGACGCTGGATTGACGCCTAACTATCTTGTAGCAATCACATCTGTAGGTACAGTAACGGTCGTAACGACCTAGGAGTTATCATGGACGCCAAGAAAGCGGTTCACAAACACGAGAAAGCGATGCACCCCGGTAAGCCTCTTACGAAGTTCGCTAGGGGTGGTAAGACCAATCTCCAGATGAAAGAGATGGGTCGGGGTCTTGCTAAGGTTGCGAACCAGATGAAGTCGGTTCGCAAAGTGCCCAAGGCGGGGATCTAAGATGAACAAGAAACAGCCCAAACCTGCCCCGAAGGTAGACCTTAAGAATTCTGGATATCCGGAAAAGAACGTTAAGACTTCCGGCGTCAAGATTCGTGGTACTGGGGCGGCGACTAAAGGTGTAATGGCCCGGGGGCCGATGGCTTAAGCTATGCAGTACACAGAGTTAGCAGCAAATGTTGAAGACATCGTTGAGAATACTTTCACCGATGCTCAGATGGCTATGCTGGTCCGGCAGGCCGAACAGAAGATCTATAACACTGTTCCAACTGCAAACCTGCGTAAGAATGTCTACGCACAATTTACAGCTAACAATCAGTACTTATCGGCTCCTACGGATTTCCTATCCGTTTATTCCATCGCGGTTATTACGGGCGTAACGGGTGCACCACCCGATATCAATACAGGGACTTACGCTTTTCTAATCAACAAAGACGTTAACTTTATTAGAGAGGCATACCCGCAGCCAAGCTCTACTGGCAAGCCTAAGCATTACGCTATCTTTGGCCCTCGGTCAGATTTAGAGACGGAGCTTACGTTCATCGTCGGCCCAACTCCAGACGAGGCGTATTACACTGAGCTTCACTATTATTATTATCCTGAGTCTATTGTTCAGAGTGCTATTGCAACATTGGGTGCAATTACTGCTGGATCGTCTTACACCAACGGGACGTATTTTGGTGTTCCGCTTACCGGCGGTTCAGGTTCAGGGGCAACGGCCAAGATTGTTGTTTCTGGTGGGGCGGTAACGTCTGTAACGCTTCAGAATCCCGGTGTGTTTTACGCTGTTGGAAATACGCTTTCTTGTGCTGCTTCTAGTATCGGCGGCACCGGATCAGGGTTTAGCATTCCAGTTGCTACTGTATCGAATGCAAACGGTGTTACATGGCTGGGTGAGAATTTTGATATCGCCCTTCTAAACGGAACCATACTTGAAGCAGCTAGGTTCTTGAAAGCAGAGCCGGATCAGATTGCTGTGTACAACGACAACTACGGTCAATCCTTGTTGTTGCTTAAGAATTTGGGCGATGGCAAACAGCGGACGGATGCGTATCGTGACGGTATTTATAGAGTGCAGCCTAAATGATCGTCCAGACGCAAACCACGAGCTTTAAAGCAGAGTTGTATCAGGCCATACACGACCTGACTACAGATGTGCTTAAGCTTGCGCTCTATACGGCAGACGCTAATTTAGACGCTTCTACAACCGTCTATACAAGTTCTAACGAGATCACCGGAACAGGTTATTCCGCCGGTGGCAATGTAGTTACTGGAGCGGCTATTAGTAGCAGCGGATACACCGCGTGGGTGACGTTTAATAACGTACTATGGGTGCCTGCTGCATTTACTACTCGGTGTGCTTTGTTGTACAACACGAGTAAGGCAAACCGTGCTATCGCGGTTTTAGACTTTGGTTCAGACAAGACTTGTACGAATACCTTTACGGTCACCATGCCGGGGAATACAGCCACTACAGCTTTGATCCGTTCAAGCAACTGAGGGTAAAAATGAAAGACCGTTCTAAAGCCGGTGGTGTGTTTAAAGTTACCGCCCGGGATAAAAACGGTGCTATCAAGTGGCAGGCAGAATCTAATAACTTAGTAGTCAATGTCGGCTTGCAAGACATGAACACTAAGTACTTTACTGGATCTAATTACACTGCTGCGTGGTATCTTGGCATATATGGGACAAGCGCGACCAACAATCCCGCTGCTAATGATACAGCCTCGTCTCATGCAGGCTGGGTAGAAGTAACGGATTATTCTCAAACCACGCGTCCGCAGTGTGTGTTTGGAACCGCTTCCACTGCTGACCCGTCAGTCATTAGCAATTCAGCCTCTCCTGCAACGTACAGCATTATCAGTTCTGTTACGGTAGGCGGTGCTTTTTTAATCAGCAGTAACACCAAAGGCGGTACAACAGGGGTGTTATTTTCTGCGGCTGATTTTCAATCTCCCGGCGACAAAACCGTTGTAAACGGTGATACGTTAACTTGTACGTATACATTTAGTCTTGACGCAGCATAGCGGCTACCGTATTCAAGAATGGTGAGGCATGGCGTTTTCAACCGGTTCGTTTGCAGAACTTCCGTTTTCAACGGTTGGCGGTACGTTTGCCACGCCTACTATTGTTGAGTCTGCCACCGGCTCAGACAGCGTTGCTCGGCGGGGGTTATGGGAACCGGTTGATGACACCCAAAATGCAAATTGGGTTCAGGTGACCGTTAACCCGGGAACAGGCTGGACAATCATTCCTACCGTATAGGTGAAGTATGCCGTTAGTCGTCAAAGACCGTGTTAGAGAAACGACCACCACTACCGGGACCGGGACTATCACCCTCGCCGGGGCGATAGCAGGCTTCCAGAGCTTCTCAGCTATCGGGAATGCTAACACTACGTACTACACCATCAACCTGCCGGGAGCGAACGAGTGGGAAGTTGGTCTTGGTACGTACACCGCTTCAGGCACTACGCTCAGCCGGGACACGATCCTTGCATCTTCCAACAGCGGGTCGGCGGTTAACTTCTCCGCCGGGACCAAGGATGTCTTTTGTACTTATCCGGCTGGCAGATCGGTGTATTACGACACCTCTACCAATGTCTCAATCAATAACACTCTCGACCTGACCAACCTCGAAGTCACGAACATCAAGGCCAAGGATGGTACGGCTGCGATGTCGATTGCGGATTCGACGGGGGTGGTATCGATTACTGCCAACCCCATCCTTTCCGGCGGTACTGCTAACGGTGTTGTCTATCTCAACGCATCTAAGGTTGCTACTAGTGGGTCTGCGCTGACGTTTGATGGGTCAAAAGTCAACACCACAAAATACTATATTGCCCAAGGGACAGTAACAGCATTTGATGCGGCATCTGGCGGCACATATTTAAGTTATGGCGGTGGGGTAGGTGAGTTATCTGCATATTCTGACAACAGCGGAACTGCCGCAGTTCTTCAATACACAGGTTCTTCTCAAGTCTGGAAAGCAGGAGGCGCTGAAAAAATGCGCCTTTCCGGTGTAACCGGCGGCGTTGGCGCTCTAGGAATTGGCTACACAAGCCTGACCAGCGTTGGAGATTCCGGCCTAGCAGTGTTGGGGAATGTTGGGATTGGGACGAATGCGCCAACAACCAAACTATATGTCACAGCTTCTGTAGCAAGTACAGCAATTGCTGGCTTTTTTAACACGGATACCGCAAACGGTAACGGTGTTTATATCAAAGCAGGGGGTGCAAACGCAGGCAAATACGCACTTGCTGTTGATAACGCTGCCTCTGCGTCGTTGCTGTACCTTGAATCATCCGGCAACCTCGGGATTGGGACAAGTACGCCGGCAGGCGTTTTGAACATTAAAACCAGCAACGGGCAGTTTCTAGTGCAAAACGGCACTTCCGCCGCTCAGATGCGGATTAGTGCGTTTAACAATGCTGGGAACGCTAATGCAGCGTTGATCTTTGAAGGCTATGCAAGTGAATACGGTAGGTTCGACGCCTCCGGCAACCTCGGTCTGGGGGTGACGCCTAGTGACTGGAATGCAAACAACAAAGTATTCCAGCTTACAAACAACGCATCTTTGTTTAGCCGCAGCGGATTGACTGGTGTAGCTCAGAACTTTAGATACAACGCATCCGACGTTGGCATCTTTATGTCGGCTGGGTATGCAACGCTGTATTACCAAAACGCTGGCTCACATATTTGGACGGTATCAACAACCTCGTGGAACGGCACGGGTAGCGATACTGCATCATTGTCCCAAGTAATGACGCTGGATGCTAGTGGGCGGCTTCTGGTTGGCACTACCTCTAATTTTGGCGGTGCAGGGCAGTTTGCGATTGATCAAGGCGGCGGAACCACCCCCGTCGGCCATTTAATCGGCACTGCCGGTGTTGGCGGTGGTCAGCGCACAGTTGGCTTGAACTTCTCGGGTGTCATCAATGACACTGGCCCAGCGTATGGCACTCTTGCACAAGTTGGCGCAGGCAAGGAAAACGCTACACAGGGGAACACCGCTGGGTACTTGTCGTTTGCTACGATTCCAAATGGCGGCTCGCTAACGGAACGCGCCCGTATCACCAGCGGTGGGGATTTGTTGGTTGGGTCGGCAACTACGGCAACAAGTTCAAGCGCTGGATTCAAGGTTCTTGGCAGTCTTGTTAGTGGGCATTGGGACCCCACTGTTGTTACTGATTCCAATAGCGCCAGTGCGTCATGCTGGGACATTTACTCGACCGCAACAAGTTCGTATCGCTTCTATGTGACCACAACCGGCGTCATCAACGCCGTCAATACCACCATCAGCGCTATCTCTGATGTGCGGTTTAAGGAAAACATCCAAGACCTCGATGTCGGCCTTGACAAGATCATGGCGCTCAAGCCGCGCAAGTTTGATTGGAAGACAGGCAAGGGCAAGGACATCAAAGGTGACCGTGGGTGGATTGCTCAAGAGTTTGAGCAAGTATTCCCCGACATGATTGACACATGGCGTGACCCT